TGTATCTCTACACCAGACCCAGTATGTTGTGCTGTGTCTATGCCGTGTTGCTCTAATTTGTTTAAACAATCGTCTACTAAGAGCTTGAGCCATTCCTCGGCTTTGAGTGTTGACTTCTTAAATTGAGTTGGTTTCAACTCTACTTTCTTTTCTAACTGTTTCATAATATCCTTCCGTCTGTTTGTATTGTTTAGACCTTGTAACCTCCGAAAAGGTTACAAGGTAATTTATATTTTTAAGCGTAACTTTCTTCTGTCATAATTGATGGGTAATTTTCATAGAGACCATCACGACCCATGAAGGTACTAGGAAAAGCTCGTCTTATCCATCCGTATCTTGCATTGGCTCTTAATTGTTTAATAGTGTACTTCTTAGGGTCATTGAAGTGACTGTTTCTCAATGTGTAGTCGTTAAAGGTCGTGAAACCTATCATTATAGATTTCTTGTTTACCTTAGTTATATAAGCTGGAAAGACTAGAAGATTGTTATCTTCATCTCTTAAGTTAGTTGTAACAGCAACTGGAACACCCTCATGAAACTGTTGCATGAATAACGCGTCTCGTTTGTCTTTCTGTTGTTTAATTGAATTTTCGGCGACCTCTAATTCATGATTGGTGAAATCATCAAAGTCTTTAGTTAGTTTTAAGTTAGTCATAATATCCTTCCGTTTGTTGTATTACTTAGACTATTGTTGAGAGGAAAAGGTTACAGGTTTATTTATTTTTTTTTCTGTGAGATAACTTGGTTATTAATAGACACCCACTCTCTCTCTTATAAATGTTTAAACAAGGTATATACCTAGATATATTATGTACACATCATCTAGTATGTACAACATATTGTGTCTATATAACAACATACTATATATGGTATAGGTATAGAGATACACTATATATAGGGGGGTTTAATGTGAGGTGGTGTGTAGTGTAGTGTGTATCCCTTAGAGATTATCTGTTAATTTTTATACATTAGAAAGCTGGTACAAAAGAGAATGGTACTTTACCAGTAAAGGTACCAAGTTAGTAATGATGTATCATTGGTAACTTGCAGTAAAGGAAACAGAGGAATAGAGCTAACCCTGTGTCACTCCCTCCCAAAAACCAGAATGAACTCAATAAGTAACATTTAAATATGTGAAGTAATAGCCTATTACGCTAGTTACCATGGTCCTGCTAGTCCACTTATGTTTGCTTGTGGTCCTTTGTCCTTTTCTAAAAGCAGGAAGAACGAAGTGTTTGTATATCCACTATACCACCTTGTATTTTTAATGGTAGTATTTACTTAGGGTGAATTACTATCGTAGGAGTTTCCTCCTTTCGCCTACGCCCTGTCAGTAGTTCACCCTAGTTTTCTAATTAAATATATACATTAAATACAGGGTAGGTTATAATAAAGTACGATTGACGATTATTCATAATTGTCTTCCTTTGTTTGATAGTACGCCCTCCAGCAATGGAGGGTTTGCTATAGTAACAGTATGAATTTTATTTATGTACTTGATTGCGACATCTGTTTGCACCCTTACTGGGAGGATGAGCTTATCAATGGTGTCTGCCCTGGATGCCAGGAGTATGAAGAAGAATAAAAAATTTTTTTTACCCACCTAAAATAACACATAGTTTACAATAGAGATGCCTGGAAAATCCAGGTGCAGCGTATGAGGATACGCTTCTATTTATAATAAGAAGGGAAAACTTTTCATCTAAGAAACAGTATGTGGTGTACAGTGTAATGGAGAAATGTTTTTGTGGATTGTTATATTTTTCATAACAGTTTGGACAACTGTACGTGACAGAGCCTCGCTTCGGCGAGGTTTTGTGTTATGATAGTAGAAACTACATAGGAGTTAATATGCCAAAAGGTATAGGTTATCCAAAAGGGATGAAGAAAAAATCCAAAAAAGGTAAAAAGAAAAAGAAGTAAGTATGGCTGAATATCAAGGTAAGTCTGTTAAGTTAAACAGTCCATCTAGGATTGGTAAAGGCGAACCAGGACATGGAAGAAAAAAATTCAAAGTATTTGTGCAAGATGGTAGCAAAGTTAAAAAGGTTATGTTCGGTGACCCGAACATGGAGATACGGAAAGATAACCCAAAAGCTAGAGCATCATTTAGAGCAAGACACAAATGCAGTACAGCTAAAGATAAAACAAGCCCAAGATATTGGTCTTGTAAGATGTGGTAAGGAGTAAGTATGGCAGCTAAAAAAGGTTTGTATTACAATATGAACAAAAGAAAAAAAGCTGGTACCAGTAGGTCTAAAAAAAACTCTACTATAAGCCCAAAAGCGTATGCAAATATGAAAAAGGGTTTCCCCAAAAAGAAAAAATAATTTGATACCTTGTCCATCCTGTGACGAACACTTATCAGTAATTGATGGTAAAGTAGTATGTATGAATAAGGATTGTAAAAAATATGGCAAGTAGACCTTTATGTTACGCAGGAGGATGCCATAGACCTTTGCCTAAAGGTAAGCGTAAATATTGTTCTGATAGATGTGCTAACAGAATAAACATGCAAAAAAAACGAGCTAGAAAAGCTGGTAAAGAATGGCAACAGGAAGATGATAGTTTAGACATACCATCACAAAAACCCAGTGTTGCAACAAGGCGTGGTCAAGTATACGAAGATATTAAATCATCTGGACTTGCACAAGAGATTTACGAAAAAACTATAACGCTTACGGATGTTGCAAAAATATTAGAGACAACACCTGCAGCAGTACAGATGGCATACCAAGCGTATTTAGAAGATTTACAAACAGAACAAGCCCAGGAAACATGGGCTTTACCAGTAGTAGCAGAAAAAACACTAGAAGATTTTGACGAGTTTAGAGATAGGTACTTTAGAACAGAACAAGGCGTACCATATCTAACACCTAAGTTTCATAAAAACTGGATAGAAAATATTATGGAAGCTATAGAGACTGGTGGACAACACATGATATTATCACCACCACGACATGGTAAAACAGAACTGCTTATACATTTTGTTGTATGGCTTATTGCTAAAAACCCTAACATAAGAATTATGTGGGTAGGTGGTAACGAAGACATTGCAAAGAACTCTGTTAGTGCAGTTATGGACCAGTTAGAAAATAATGAATTGTTAATAGAAGAACTTTGTGGACCTGGACCAACATTTAAACCTAAAACAAAATCTAGTAAATCATGGTCACAAAATGGTTTTACAGTAGGCACACGAACAGTCACAGGTATCAAGTCACCAACAATGGTAGGACTTGGACGAGGTGGTAAAATTTTGTCTCGTGACTGTGACATAATTATTGCTGATGACATTGAGGACCACAGCTCTACTATGCAACCAGCATCAAGAGAGAACACAAGAAACTGGTGGACTACAACATTATCAAGTCGTAAAGAGGAACATACGGCAATGATTGTTATTGGTTCTAGACAACACTATGACGATTTATATTCACACTTAGTAGATAATGAAAGCTGGTCTACAACAGTGGAACAAGCACATGATGTAGCTTGTACACTACCAGACTGGGATAATGATATACATAAAAAATGTATGTTGTGGTCAGAGAAAAGAACTTACAAGTGGTTAATGGGTAGAAAGTCTGCTGCAGAAACTACAGGTGGTAGAGCTATTTACGAAATGGTATATCTTAATGTAGCTATGCCAGATGGTCTAAGTTTATTTTCTTCCGAGGAGATAGAATATTGTAGAGACCAGACTAGAGATATTGGGCAGGTACCTGCTAATGTACGATTAATAGCAGGACTTGACCCTGCATCAACTGGATACCAAGCAGCATTTTTGTGGGGATACAATCAAGAAGACGACACTTTGTTTATGATTGATATGGAAAACTCTTTAGGTGGAGGTATACCACAGGCACTAGAAATAATTAAAAAATGGTTTCAAGAATATAACCTAGCACACTGGGTTATCGAGGAGAATGGATTTCAAAGAGCAATACGACAAGATAAATCAATTAGAGAGTTTGCTGCAAAGCATGGTGTATTTTTAGAAGGTACACAGACTTATGGTAACAAGCATGACCCAGTTTATGGTGTTACTGCTATGAGACCATTGTTTGCAAATAAGCTAATTAATTTACCTTATCGTAGCTTTGAGGCACAAGAAAAGGTAAACTTATACAGAAGTCAGTTAGTGTATTTTAGTTCTGCTCAAAACAAGAGTAGGTCAGTAGGTACAAAGTCTGACATAGTTATGGCAAGTTGGTTTCCAATGAAGACAATAAGGCGTTTACAAAAAGAGAAACTTGCTACAATGGGTATGGATTACTCACCTAGTTTTACAGGTTATGAAGGACTAGGAATAGATTTAGATAGTTGGAGATAAATGGTCAAGACAGCAGATGAATTATACAGCAGAGTATATGAACTACGACAACTTAACTCTGTTATGTCAGCAGACAAACACAATGTAAGAGCGATACTTAATGGTGGTGCAGACGGATTAAAAGCATTACTTGGTAAAGATATGCGTGACATGGATTACAAACAGTTACCTGCACCTAACTTACTTATGTCTGCGTTAGAGAGATTTGCACAAAAAATTGGTAGAGCACCAGATTTAAAAGTAGATATTTTTAATGATAAAGATAGTGAGAGAGCTACAAAAAGAGCAGAGAAACTAGAACGCATTGTTACTGCTTATGACGATATACAAAAATTAGATTTACAATTACCACAAGTTGGTAGATGGTTACCTGGTTATGGTTTTGCTGTATGGGTACTAAAAGAAAAAGTAGATGCAAATGGAGTACCATATCCATACGCAGAAATTAAAGACCCTTATCTTTGTTACCCAGGACATTTTGGTGCAGACCAACAACCTAAAGAGTTAGCAATACTGCAAAGAATACCTCACGCAGAATTAGCTAGGACTTATCCACAGTTTAAAAATGTAATTATGGATGAAGTGAATGATGAGTACAACACAATGGCTTACATGTCTAGTCACGACAAAACATGGGCTAACCAAGATGGAACAGGTAAAGTTGTTGCAGAGTATTATGATGATGAAGGTACTTATGTTTTCTTACCAGAGAACAAAATTATATTAGATTTTATACCTAACCCATTAAAGTCTGGACCAAGATTTGTTATAGCAAAGCGTTTTAGCTTTGACCAACTACAAGGACAATTTCATCATGTTATAGGATTGATGGCTAATATGGCAAAGATAAATATTCTATCTGTCATTGCAATGGAAGATGCTGTGTTTACAGAAACCAACATCATTGGCGAGATAGAAAGTGGACAATATAGAAAGGGTAGGTTCGCTGTAAACTATTTGACACCAGGTAGTCAAGTATCAAAACCAGTAAACAACTTACCTTATCAGTTGTTCCAACAGATAGATAGATTAGAAAGACATCTTCGCCTAGGTTCTGCATATCCAGTATCAGATGATGGGCAATCGCCTAATGCTTTTGTTACTGGTAGAGGACTAGAAGAACTTGGTCAGTCATCATCACTGCATGTAAAAGAATATCAAACAGTTATGCAAGACGCTTTACAACAAATAGACGCTAAAAGACTTGAGTGGGATGAAGCAATGTATGGCAAGATGCGTAAACCTATTGCTGGTTATCGTAAAGGCACAGCATTTAAAGAAACTTATGTACCAGAAAGTGATATAGGACAACTATATAAAACACGCAGGGTATATGGAGTTATGGCTGGTTTTGATGAACCACAAAAAATTATTACTGGTTTACAATTAAAACAACAAGGTGTAATAGATATGCAAACATTACAAGAAAATTTAGATGGATTAGATAACATCTCACAAATACAAAATAGAGTTAATGCAGAAAAAGCAGAGACTGTATTGTTTGAAGCACTTATGGCACAAGCAGCACAAGGCAATATAAAAGCTAGTTTGGCTGCTAAAGAGATTAGAAAAAATCCACAGAACATGACAGAGATACTAGACGAGTTTTATACAGAAGAAGAAGTTCAAGCACAAGAACAGCAACAGGCAGCTGCACAACCAGAACCAGATATAGCATCTGTTCTTTCGCAGTTAGGTGGAGGATTACCTCCAGAACAGGTAGCAGCTGGACCTGCTATACCTCCAGGAGCTGGTCTTGTCTAACCCAGATAAAATTAATGAACAGTTTATTGATATAATAAATCAAGAAGACTGGAACCAACCAGCTTTTACAGAAGAAGTAGAAACAATTATAAATTTATCTCCTATTGTTAGACCAGAAGAAGCATTAGGTGATGTACCTTTAGGTAGTTTTATTATTCCTACGCCAATACCAAATGTTTACATTAGTGTAGCTTTAGGGTTTGAAATAGATAATGGAGATGATTATGGTTCGCAAATCTAAGTCGTTTAAACAAGCCACAGATATGACAGTAGACGGAGCGTATGCAGATTTAGTTGTACCACCAAGAATGGAAGGCGACCCAACAGGACAATCAACAGCTATCGAAGGTCAGATAGATGCTATAAAGAATGAAGTTGCAGCTACAGGTGGTATGCCTAGTGCTGCTATGACACAACAACCAATAGGTGATGTATTTAATACTCCTACACAATTTCCAGATGAACCTGGATTTGTACCAGAGAAACAATTAAGTACACCTACACCAATAAGCGAAGCACAAGTTACTAAGCAAGTATTGCTAGATAGGTTCCCAGAACTAAAATATAGGTTTATCTAATGTCGTTTTATATGAACTGGGGTCAAGAGTGGCTTAAGTCACAAAAAGAACACAACCTTGACAAACAAGCTGTAGAACAAGCTAAAAGTTCTATGTCTGAAATAGAAGTAGAAGCACTAGGTAAAAAAACATTAGACTTCCAATCTATGAACCCTAACGAAGATAGTGACTTACCATACGCAGCAGCATCTATGGGATTGACAGGTACAGATTATTACAATCTTTGGAAAGATACAGAGACAGTTGTACCAGACCCTAAAGAAGATTTTGTTAAAAAAAGAAGTACCTCTTTTTGGCAACAGATAAAAGATGGTGTACAAAAAACTAAAGATGTACAACAAGAGACTAGACAAGATTTATGGGGTGATGCACAGTTAAGAAAAAGTACAGTAGTTAATGCTCTAATTGTAGGACTTAATGCTAGGTTCCAAGACTTCCAAGTTGGTGGTGCTAACTCTTATGGTGTCGCAGCTAAAGCAGAATTGCAAAGACTAGCTGCAGAACAAGGTAAAGAATTAGATAGAGACTACTCTAGATTTGTTGGAGACCCAGAAACAGAAGATAATGAAATACCTATAACCTGGAAGCTACAATCTTTTATCAAAGGTTTAGAAGCTGGTGCAGTAAGAAGTGCTATTAAAAAAGGTGCAAGAACATTAGGATTTGAATTAACAGAAGAACAATTAAACTTAGCTCCATTAGCAGTAACAGATAGTTTAAGTTTTTTAAATACACAAAAAGATTTTAAATTTACACAAACAGATATAGAAGTTATTAATAAACATTTTCCTAGTGTGTATAGAGAAAACTTAAAGATTGCACAAGATGGCGAAGTAAGAGAACCAACACTACAAGAAAGGTTAGAAGCATATATAGATACATCTAATCAGTTGTTAGGTTCTGGTAGTACAGAAGGTATAGAGCAATACTTCGGTTCTAATGAATACTTTCAAGAAGCTATGACTTCTAGAGAAGGTTTTAAAAGATATAGCATACCAGCTACACCAGGTGACCAGATTAGATATACACTTACTGGTTCATTAGGTGGAGAATACTCACCATTAAACAATGTTATAGCTGATGTAAAACTAGAAACAGAAGGATACATAAATGATTTAGTTGATACTTATAACAAATCAGATATGTCAGATGACGAATTTCAAACAAAGTTTAATGCTTTGTTATCTGCAGAACAAGATAAAATATCTGATTTAAACTTTGAACCTAAACACGGATGGAATGCTTGGATAGGATTTATTTCAAACCTAGGTGGTATGGCATTAACAGACCCAACTATGGTTTTACCTGGTGTTGGTATTACTGGTAAAACAGCTACAACAAAAACATTAACCAGTGTAGGTAGAGAACTAGATGATTTTCTAAAAGCAGGTGGACAATCAGCAGATTTTTGGATTGACAAAGACCCTGTGATACAAGGTATGGCAGAGGTAATAACTAAAGCTGTTGATGATGGAGCACCTATTATGACTTACTTAGTAAGAAATGGTTTCAGTGCAAGTATGGCAAAAGAAGTTGTTGATAATCCAGACAAAGTATTTGATGTAATTAAAGATAGTTTAACTGGTGGCGTTATATCTGATATTCGTTTCAAAGGCAACAACTTAACACAAGCTAATGATTTCCATATACAAGCCAAAGTATTGAATGATAACTTTTTAGATAACTTATATGCAGCTATGACTGATGACCAGTATCAAGCAACATATATGCGTGGTGGTGGTAGAAAATCTGGTAATCCAGTTCGTACACTCCAGTCAAGTTTTAAAGATATTTTTGGTGGTACAGATGTAAGACTACCATCAAGACCATGGGCATACCTAACAGAAGTAGATAGAGCTGTAGATACATTTGTTAAAACAGGTTATATGTTTTCTATACCAGAAAATAAAATAGACGATTTGCTTATTAAGTTTCATGACAACATACAAGCAAAAGATTACAGAGGAGCACAAGCTGTATTCTATGATGAGCTAATAAAAACAGAAGGAGCATTACAACTTAGATATACATTTGGTGTAGCA